TATTATTGATATTGGTAAGTGTAAATATTGCAACGAAAACATGACCAATCAAGAAAGTTTTGTTGCCTTTTATCCTAAAGGTAAAGCTCATTACAAATGTATGAGAGAGGATGATAGAAAAAATAATTAGATATGCCGAATAACTTTTTCAATCAATTTATACCATTGTTCTTTATACTTACTATCTTTGGTTTTGTTATACAGATTAGCTAGTTCATCTAGCTTATCAGTTTTTTCATCTCTAACTGTTTTGTCGTTAAGCCAATCATATTTTTTGCCTGACTGACTTAACGATTTCATTTATTGTTCTATTGTTTTAATTTCTTCCTCAATATATGAGTCAGATATATCGTTATATGAATTGGGATTAGGATATAATTTTTCATTTCTTACTTGATTACATCTATTAATTTCAGGAAACTTATCCTCATATTTTAAATGACTGGTAAAGTTTTCAAAGTTAAATCCATCTGAAAAATAACTTACTGGCACATTAAAATAATGAGCTAACCAACCCATTAAAAATGAACTCAATCCATTGTAACCTTTTTCATATTTTTGAATTTGTTGAAAGGTAACATTTATTTCCTTTGCAACATCTGATTGACTCATCTTATGTAGTAGTCTTAAATTTCTTAGCTTAGTTCCAACATGAGTATTAAATCTAATACTGTTGGGGTCTTTTGGTTTTGCAGACATGAATAGCCTTCCTTTCTTGTTACTTTTTCAATAATAAAACTATTTACTGTTCGTAGATAGCTTGTGCGTCTTTATTTTGAGCATCAACAATTCTTCTTACTAATTGTTTATACTCCACATAATCCTTTAATGTATGGACACACATTCTTGTATCTACAGAAGCCATGATCTTATTGTGGCACTTTTGTAGTTTTCCATACAATCTAGGAATATCATTACTTAGGTTCATTATGATCCTCCTTTTTCTTTATAATTGAATGCACCAAATTTTTATGCGATATTTCTTTTACAACCGCATTTTCTGTTGCATTCATCTGACCTGCTGCCTTTTCAACAGAGTCAAATTCTTCTTCTAAAGTTGCAGCAAATTCGTAGTAATATATTTTTTTACAACTCATAGTAATTATTGACTTTTAATTTACTGTTTTTTATATGTTTCGTCAACATATACTTTCTCATAAAAACATTGTCTGATTTTATTAATTTTAACTTCTCAGCATTCTTTAATAAGATTCCAACTCTTTGCTTAGTTAAGTTTAATGCTTTGCCAATCTCATCTAATTTTGGAAAACAATCATGCTCATTGTAATAAACAGACATAAAATCTATGATTTGTTTTATTCTAGGACTGTAAAATATCTTAGCCATTATTCATCCTTCTCTTTCATATTCTGAAGCATAGTCTTTAATAGATCGTTATATCCTGCAATATCTTTGTGAGTATCTTCTTTGTATATATCTTGTTTGCTTCCATCATCAATTGTTCTAGTTAATTTTAATACAATCATAAGCTGTGGAACAATAGTAATAGGTACTTTAATTTTGTGTCCATTAATTACTTCTAATGTTGATTGAATAAAGTTTGCAATAATATATGCGTTCTTATCAAAATCCCCATATTCCATTTGTTTTTTTTCAAGCATTTGCTTGACCATTTTTTCTCCTATATCTATCCATTTAACATTGTCGTCTGACATACATTCTCCTTTTTTTATTTACAAATACATCCATAAAAATTTCCGCTACCATTATTCATAATGTGTTGATTAAATGGTGTATCAACATAAGTTGATAATTTTAATCTAAGTATTTCACAAAGATCAAAGCAGTCTATAGAACCAACTAATTTTATATTTTCTAACATCTGTTTCGTTACTGGGTACAAACTATAAATACCATCATTTAAAATAATTAAATCCATAATTAAAAGGGGTGGCAGTTAACTAACTTTTAGGGAGCAAAAAAAACCTACCACCCCATCTATTACAAGTTATGCTTGTTTGGGTTTTCTTTCTTGTAATTTATGAACAATCTTTCCATCTGGTTTGGTATTAATCCATTCAGTAAGATTGATTGTATCTCCTTGTTTTAAATCTTGGCTGACCTTAAATGATCCCCAAAACTTTTCAGGATTTTCATTATCTCTATTCAAAAATCCTTCTCCTTCTTTTAATTCAAACGCCATAGTTTAACTCCTTTTACTGTTATGTTTGATTCTTAATGCGTTAAATTTTTTAAAGTTATCAGACTTGAAAAACGCATCCCAAATTCCAGCCTTACTTATTCTAGTCTTGAGGTTTTCTAATTCACTTTTCAAGACTGTAGAATTTTTATTATCTTTGTTCTGTTCAATAACATCTAATTGAGTTGCAATATAAATGTCATCTATCTTAACTTCTTTATTAGTTTCTTTAACAACTGTCTTGGATAGCTGAGTGGTAAATGGTTTAGCATTATATCCATCTTCCATATCCTTTGCTTCTTCCTCATCATCTTTCATTCCAGTTCTTAAATTTAAAGCATTTAAAAAAGCATACTTTCTTGCATAAGACATACAGTTACCTGAACCATATTTATCTTTTTTAGCAAGAGCATGAGTTTCAATTTCAATGCAAGAAGAAGGGTCATCCAAATCTACAATGGTCATCTTGCAAGTAGTTTTGACAAAATCATCTTCAATATTAAAATCTTTGTATGTGCAGTATGGATATAAATCATTTTTAATTAATGCTTCCATAGCAACAGCTTGAACTGCATCATGTTCTAAGGGATTAAAATTCATGCCACCTTTCTTCTCAGTTTTTTTAACCATCCTAGCGTCAGCGGAAGCTAACTTTAGTTTTTTATATATATTATTTGACATTCTTTCCTTTCTTTATTTTTGGTTTTGGTCTTAATGTTTCAAGCATCCTATCTTTAAATGCTATATCGTCTTTTAGTTTTTGTATTTTTTCTTTATACTTGTCATCAATAACTCTTAATTTATCATCTCTATCTATTAACATTTGTGAGTATCTTTTATTGTCTTGTCTAAGATTTCTTAATTCTGTTTGCATCTTAGCAAGTTCCATCATTACTTTGTCAGTCATTTTCCTCCTTATAGTTTTTCATAAAAGTCTTCTAGTCTTTGCATATCTTCTTCATGGTAGTTCTCTAATAAAAAATTAGATTTGTAGTTTCTAATTTCTGACCAATCCACACCAATAATCATAGCAAGTTTTTTTATATCTCCATTTGCCATCCTCAACATTTCCTGTCTTTGAATATTAATTTGTATGAATTTTTTAAAGAAATACTGAAGACCTTTAGGGGTAAGCTCCCAACAATTATCAGGGGTAAAGATAGTGTAATCGCTATCACCTACATAAATTAAATAAGGTTTATATTTATAATCAAAATGTTTTGAATAAATTGCTGTTTGAATACAATGAGTAAATTGAGGATATTTTATTACTTGAGATTTAGAATACACCCAATCCCCAATTCTATTTTCATTTGGTTTATCATCCTTCTTAGCTTTTTTTAGTGGCTTCAAACTCACATTGCCAAACCTATTTTTATGTTCAGTTATTTTTTTTTCATTATCATTAACGCAATCAATGTAACCTTCATTAGCAAGATTTAATGTTTGACCCATGTACTTATCATCATACCAATCAGAGAAAGGTTTTTCTGAAGACCATCCTGAAAAATTATCAGATACTTCATTGATAGCTTCCAAGTGTCTTTCAACATAACCTTTAATCTTTTTTAAAATAAATTGTGCTTTCATCTTATGCTTTTCTTCAAACTCAAACTGTTCTATGTAAGTTTTAAAAGCAAGTTCCACATCATCAATCTTTGCTTTACCAATTAATATATTTTGAAACCAATCATGTGCGAAAGTACCAGCTTTAAAACTGATAGATGGTTTTTCTTGTTTAAATTTTAAGTATGGGAATAGATGATATTTGTTATACCACATCCAATTAGAGAGTGCTGTTTGACTAGGTGAGGTTGTTGCTTTATTAAAATCACCTGTAGTCCAAGCTAAATCTGTAAATCTTTC